GAATGGTTTATATTACAGAAAAAAGCATAACGAAAATACAAATTAAATTAATCTAAATTATATATAAGTATGAAATCAAACAACGTGATAGAAAAAATCAAAGACGTTCTAAACTTAAACGAGGAAGTTAAGTTAGAACAGGCTAAACTAGACAACGGTACAGTCATTGAGGCTGATGCGTTCGAAAGTGGAAACGAAGTTTTTATCGTTACAGAAGATGAGAAAGTTGCTTTGCCGATTGGCGAGTACGCATTGGAAGACGGTAAAATATTAGTAGTTGCCGAAGATGGTCTTATTTCTGAAATCAAAGATGCAGAAGCCGAAGAAGAAACTGAAGAGGTTGAAGAGGTTGAAGCAAAAGAAGAAGAAAAAGAAGAAATGGGCTACGCTACTAAAGAAGAACTAGCAGAGGTTAAAGATATGATTGAAGAAATCAAAGCAATGCTAGAACCAAAAGAAGATTTAAGTGCTGATGACTTAGGCAACCTTTTAACAGAAGAATTAGCTAAACACGAAAAAGTCGAGCTAAACGAAATTCCTGTTGAAGTACAAGCTGAATTAAACGAGCCAAGTGCAGAGCCTATTGTATCAAATCCAGAAGTACATAAAACTATCTCGAAATTTAGTGTTTCTAAAAACAGAAAAAGCACTACTATTGACCGAGTAATGTCAAGATTAAACAATTAATAACAACTAAAAACTAAATAAAATGAGTGTATCACTAACCTCCTCATATTCTGGGGAATTTTCAGGCAAGTATATCGCTGCTGCTTTACTATCTGCTGACACATTAGACAAAGGCTTAATCACGATTATGCCAAACGTAAAATTTAAATCTGTTATTCAGAAAGCTTCAACTGATGACATCGTAAAAGATGCAACTTGCGACTTTCAAACAGACCAAGGAACGCTTACTTTAACAGAAGCTATCCTACAACCAGAAGAATTTCAAGTAAACCTTGACATTTGTAAGAAAACATTACATTCTTCGTGGGAAGCTGAACAAATGGGATATAGTGCATTTGATAACTTAGCTCCAAACTTTGCTGATTTCGTATTGGCTCACGTGGCTGCAAAAGTAGCTGACAGAACGGAAAAAAATATCTGGTCTGGTTCAACTGCAACAAGCGGACAGTTTGACGGTTTCGGAACTTTATTAGATGCTGACACAAACCTTCCTGCAGGTCAAGATTTAACAGGTGCTGCTATTACATCGGCAAATGTTTTAAATGAATTAGCTGCCGTAACAGATGCAATTCCTACGGCTGTTTATGGTTCAGAAGATTTATATATATATGCTGCTTCTGATGTAATTAGAGCTTACACAAGAGCGTTAGGTGGTTTCCAATCTGGTGGCGAGGGTGCTAACGGTTACGAAAACAAAGGAAATAACCAATCTTTAGGTTCTTTATTCTTTGACGGTATTCCAGTTGTACCAGCAAGAGGTGCTGCTAACGGAACTATTATTGCTGCTGAAAAATCAAACTTATTCTTTGGAACTGGTCTTTTAAATGACTTGAACGAAGTTAGAGTTATTGATATGGCAGAGAATGACGGTTCTCAAAATGTACGTGTAGTAATGAGATTTACTGCTGGAGTTCAGTACGCACAAGTTACTGATATCGTTTACAGAAAAACTGTATAATAATTAACTAATCAAATTTAAAAGGGTGGGTAAAATTGCCTACCCTTTTTTATTAAAAAAACTATAAAAATATGGGTTGCTTAATAACTAGCGGACGTAAAGTACCTTGTAAATCAGCAGTAGGTGGAATTAAAACCATTTACTTTGCAGATTACGGAACTTTAGGAGATGCGACAATCGTAGCTGGCGAAATAACAGCAGTATCTGGAACTCCAACGTGGTTTCAGTTTGACGTAAAAGGTAACAGTTCAATGGAAACTGCTATCACTTCAAGCCGAGAAAACGGAACTACTTTCTACGATACTACACTTAATATGACTTTGACATTTCAAGACAAAGCTACACAAGAAGAACTTAAATTAATCGCACACGCACGTCCTCACGTTGCTGTTGAAGATTATAACGGAAATTTCTTTTTAGTAGGTCTTGAAAATGGTGGCGATGTAAACGGTGGAACTATCGTTACAGGTGCTGCAATGGGAGATTTAACAGGTTACACATTAACGGTGAACGCACAAGAAACTGCACCGCCTTACTTTGTAACATCAACTGTAATAACTGACGATGCTTCAGCGGTTCAAATTGACCCAACTGCATAATTAATACTTTTACTTGTAAAATGGGGTTATCTTAACGGATAGCCCTTTTTTTATACCTACACAATACAAAATATTTGTTTTTTATTTATATATTAATATGAAGTTAATTAACACAAGCGGAAACAAAACCTTTAAAATAATTCCCAGAGAATTTACGGTAGGCACTTTGAACTTAAAATTGACTAGCGAAAGTACAAATAAAAGTATTACAGTTAATGCAACTTCTGTAATTGACGGTAATTATATTTCTTTTGATGCTGTTTTCGGTACTTTAACTGAAAGCGATTTTTATATTTTAGAAGTTAGTTATTTAAACAATATAATTTATAAAGATAAGATTTTTTGCACCGACCAAGCTATTAACCAAAGTAATGATGAATATTACAGCGTTAATAAAAACCAATATATAAGTGAAGAAAGTTCGGATAACGAATTTATAATAATATAAATATGAACGATTTAAGAATAGTAAATTTAAGTACTTACACAACACCAGAAATTGTTGAGAAATCAAACAAAGAGTGGGTTAGTTATGGTGAAAATAACCAGTATTTTAAGTATTTAATCCAACGTTATAATGGCAGCCCAACAAATAACGCTATTATAAACGGCATTAGTGAAATGATTTACGGACGTGGACTAGATGCTTTAAATTCAAATAAAAAGCCAGAGCAGTACGCTAAAATGATTTCTTTGTTCCATAAAGATATGGTTCGTAAATTATGCTATGACCTTAAATTAATGGGTCAATGTTCTATGCAAGTTATTTACAGTAAAGACCGCAAAACTATTGCACAAGTTGAGCATATACCTGTTGAAAATTTAAGAGCTGAAAAATGTAACGACAAAGGCGAAATTGAAGCGTATTACTATGCAGATGATTGGTCTAAGGTTAAAAACGTAGGTCATACAACTAGAATACCATCTTTTGGAAGTAGTAAAGAAAATATTGAAATTATATATGTAAAACCTTACAGAGCTGGTTATAAATACTATTCAAGTCCAGATTATCAAGGGATTTTAAATTGGTGTGAAACAGAAGAGCAAGTGTCAATATACCACCTAAATAATACCGTTAATTCTTTCAGTCCAAATACTTTAATCCAATTTAATAACGGAACACCAAATGCCGAAGAACGTCAAGCAATCGAAAACCGTATAACTGATAAATTTACTGGGACTTCTGGTTCTAAATTCATTTTAGCTTTTAATGATAATTCAGAAAGTGCTGCAACTGTTGAAACACTGCAAATAAGTGAAGCACACAACACTTATCAGTATGTTAGTGATGAATGCACTAAAAAAATAATGGTAGGGCATAGAGTTGTTTCACCTATGCTTTTAGGAATTAAAGACAGTACAGGACTAGGTAATAATGCAGACGAATTAAAAACTGCATCTACATTAATGGATAACACCGTTATAAGACCATTTCAGATGCTTTTAATAGATGCCTTTGATAGTATACTAGCTTATAACCAAATGAGCCTTAAATTATACTTTAAAACGCTTCAACCGTTAGAATTTACAGACTTAGAAAACGTTGAGGACGCTGAAACAAGAGAAGAAGAAACAGGGATTAAACTTAGCCAAGAATTACCAGATGAATTGGGAAGTGATATTGCTGATGAATTAATTGACTTAGGGCAAAATGAAGATGAACTATTATCTGAATATGATTTAGTAGATGAAAGCGAGGTTGATTATGAATTAAACGATGAGCTTGATGAGGTTATAACAGACTTAAACACCGAGCCAGAACAAGAAGAAACCACATTATCTAAAATATGGAATTTTGTAAGTACTGGAACAGCAAAGCCAAACGCAAAAAGTACACAAGACGGTAAGTCAAAACAAGATAGTCAAAAAGGCGTGCAGTTTTTAGTTCGTTATTCTTATGCACCAGAACAAGCTGGGTCAAACAGCAGACAGTTTTGTTCTAAAATGGTAGGTGCTAAAAAGGTTTATCGCAAAGAGGACATCGTAGCAATGGGAAATAAAGCTGTTAATGCTGGTTTTGGTAAAGGCGGTTCTGATACTTATTCAATATGGTTATATAAAGGCGGTGCAAGATGTAATCATAAGTGGTTTAGAAAAACCTATCAAATTAAAAATGGTGAAAAAAGCCAAATAACAAGCGGTCAAGCAAAAAGTAAAGGTTTTAAAATGCCTAAAAACGCTCAAAAAGTACCAGTAGCACCAAAGGATATGAAGTATAAAGGTTATACTGCTGAATATTGGAACAAAATGAAATTCAAAAACTAAATGGCAACAGCATTATTTATATCAAGAACTGACTTAGTAAGAAATTCTATATTAGACGGAAACGTTGATACTGACAAATTTATTCAGTTTATTAAACTAGGTCAAGAAATTGACATACAAAACCTACTAGGAACTGATTTATATAACCGAATAAGTACGGACATTGAAAACAGTACTTTATCTGGAGATTATTTAGCACTTGTAAGCGATTATATACAACCAACTTTAATATGGTTTGCTCAAGTTAATTACATACCATTTGCTGCTTATCAAATCAAAAACGGCGGCGTATTTAAACATTCAAGCGAAACAGCCGAAAACGTAAATAAAACAGAGGTTGATTATTTAGTTGGAAAAGCAAGAGAATACGCAAATTATTACAGTACACGATTAGTTGATTATTTATGCTTCAATCAATCTAAGTTTCCAGAATACACAAGTAACACAAACGAGGATATTAGTCCAGATACAGATACTGTTTTTAATGGTTGGGTTTTATGAAGTATAAAGTAAAGAAAAAAAACTTAAATAAGTTAATGTCTTATTTAAAAAAACAGGACAAACCTTTAATAAAGGAAAAGACTAAATGATAAATAACGTTTTAAAAGCTAAAACAAGAGAATATACTAGCAGAGGTTTAACAACTGAAAAAATATCTGTTACGTGGCGTCACTATATTAGTGGAATTTCTACTTATACGCTTTTTGGTACTGGCGCGAGTACAGTGTTCCCTTATGCTTATGGCGGTATTGGAGTGCCTTATGATGCTTATTTTAGTCAATTTCAACTGTCATCAATGCCTTACTCAACTAGACAGTTTCCTAGTGGTAATTCGATAACTTTAAGCGTTTATATAGACGGAGTTTTAAAAGGAAGTCAAACAAGTAGTCACGCAAATAATGTTAGAGAAGTAGTAATTTTAGATTTTGGCAGAACAATAGAAATAAACAGAGGTCAAGTGGTAACGCTAAGACTACAAGTGAACGGACAGTGGTGGTATTGTACTAGTACATCAATAATAATAGAAAGATAATGAAAAAGCCAGTATTAGCATTAGTGCCTAGTGCATATAAGACAAGCAAAGTTTATTCGGTTTTACCTGTAAATGGTGATGGAGATTTTACATTTTCAAGAACAGGGGACGGTACTAGAGTAAAAGAAAACGGTTTAATTGAAAACATTGTAGGCTCAAATAACCCTAGATTAAATTGGGGTGGCGAATGTCCTAGTCTTTTATTAGAGGGAACATCTACAAATTTACAAATTAGAAGTGAGGAGTTTGACAATGCAGCGTGGACTAAAACAAATATAACAGTTACTGCAAACGACACAATTTCGCCAGACGGAACGGAGAGTGCTGATAAATTACAAAGAACAAATACTGCCGCTAGTTATATATTTGATGTTTTAAATATAGGTTATGGAGCAAAAACTTATACTAATTCAATTTTTGTAAAACAAGGGGACGGAGATTATATAGCTATAAGAGTAGACGGTTCAACTTCTTTTGCAGACTTAAATTTTAATTTTGCAACTAAACAAATAACTTATTTTATTGCATCTGGTTCATATATTGCAATAAGTTCAAAATTTGAAGAGTTTGAAAATGGTTGGTTTAGAATATATTTTACATATACAACTGATGGTTACAATTCTATAACTCATTCTTTTAGTCCACGTTTTACGCCTGGAAATATTGACGATACAGATGTGAATAATAATGCTAATTGTTTTGTATGGGGTGCACAAGTTGAGGAACAAATATATGGTTCAAGCTACATTAAGACAGAGGGAAGTCAAATCACAAGAGCATTGGAACGGGAAATATCAACTACATTAAACGGTCAAACACAATTTAATAAAAATCAAGGAGTTGCATTTATAGACGTTAAACCTTTTCCAGTCGATGCAAGTGATGCAAATGGAAACATAATATCATTAAGAGGGGGTACTTATAATCAAATATTTTTTAGATTTAGAACAAACAATGTTTTAGAATTTTACGTTAATAACGCACCAGCTCCAGCAATAATTGACTATGACTTAGCACACAATGGCGGTAGAATTAAAGCAGCTATAAGGTGGATAAATGGTAATTATTCTATTTTTGCAAACGGACAACTTTTAAATAATTATGTGACTACTGGAAGATTTTTCAGTGACTTAGAAACATTTCAATTTCAACAATCAACAAGTCTTTACGAGTTTGAGGGCGAAGTTTATGAAATACAAGTTTTTGATGAAGCTCTAGATAATAACGAAATATTAAAATTAACGGAATTATGACAATAGGCAAATACGAATTTAACGATGAAGAACAGGCTAAGGAAAAAATTGTGGACTTAGGCGTGGATTATGATTGGCAAGGTAACGAATATCCAACACATAACCATACTATTGTTGAGTTAGGTCATATAGTTTTAGAGCAAGGCGAATACGAGATTAAAGACGGTAAAAAAGAATTAATTAAAGAGCCTGTATTTAGTAATAAGTATCACGTGGACGTTATATGGAGTGACTTAGATAAACACCCATACGGTTGGAAGACATACAGTTGCGGCTTAGATACAGAGGGAATACACGGTTTTTTTGGGCTTTCATATTTAGAATATAAAATAAAAAAATAATGGCAAATACTATAAATTGGGGACAAATATATTGTTACTCACATTGGGGTGACGATAAAAATAAAGCAAGTGTTCCAGAGTTTCCAGAATTTTGTGCAACAGAGCAAGGGTCTTGCGGTACTCAATATTCATATACTGGTGGCGAAACATTCCCTGCTCTTTTTAATATTAACTTAGGAGCTGGGACTGGAACTGTAACACTTAATTTTAATGCTAAAAATGTACCAGACAAATTTGAAGTATGGTTTGACGGTGTTAAGGTTATTGATACAGGTTACAGAGGTTCAGCAACGTATCAAACTGACTTAGATAACGCTTTAGCTTTAAGAGGTTTGCCTAGTGAAACAATAGCTGGAACTGGTACAGGAACTGCTAATTTTAGTAAAACAACAAACACAGAAGTAGCTTTAGTTAAGGTTTACGCACCGTTAGAAGACACGACGTGGACTTATACTTTAGGTTGCCCAGTATAATATTATGACAATACAAGATTTGAAAATAGGAATATTAAATGCTTTTACTTTAGGAGTGAGCTTTACGCAAATAGAAAATAGTTTAAAAATTATATTATTGCTTTTATCAATAGGATATACAGCACAGAAAATTTACGAAACGCACAAGAAAAAAAATGACTAAAAATTTTAGTATAAAAGAATTTGATTGCAAATGTGGTTGTGAAATGCCTGAAGATGTTTTAGTAAATATAACTAAACTAGCAAACCAATTACAGTACGTTAGAGATAATGTAGCAATGCCTATAATTATTAATAGTGCTTATAGATGTGAAACACATAATAAAGTGGTAGGTGGTTCTGAAAACTCTCAACACTTACTAGGTAAAGCTGCCGATATTGTTATACAAGGTCTTGACCCTGTTTTAGATACTTACGACTATTTAGACGACTTAATGTTATCTGGCGAAATATTACAAGGCGGTTTAGGAATGTACGAAACATTCACGCATTACGATATTAGAAAAAATAAAGCACGTTGGAATAATGCCTAGTTATAAAGATAAAAACGGAACAACAAGAGTAGGAGATGCTTTACGTTGGTTATTAAAGCAAGGCAAAGAAGTAGCACCAGAACTTTTAAAAATAGCTGGTAACGTTACAGGAATTGAAGCCTTAGAAGTTTTAGCTAGTAAAATAAGTACAGACGAAAAATTAAGCGAAGCAGATAAACAGCTTTTATTAGAAGAACTAAACTTTGATAAAATAGAAATGCAAGAAACCACAAAAAGGTGGGTTTCAGATAATAATACAGATAGTTATTTAACACGCAATATAAGACCTTTAACACTTGCTTTTTTAACAGCAACACTGTTTATTTACATTATATTAGATAGTTCATTAGAGAGCTTTAAAATAGACCCTAATTGGATTGATTTACTTTCTTCTTTATTACTTTTGGTTTATGGTGGTTATTTCGGTATGCGTTCTGCAGAGAAGATAACTAAGCATTGGAAAAATAAATAGTTTTTTTCTTTTTTTTTTAAAATAAAATATATAACTTTGAATTTTTTATTAAAACTAGACATTTAGTTAAATGTTTTGTTGCCCTTAAAGGCATAAAAAACAAATACAAAATAAATAGATATAAAAAGTTAAATAAAATATAAGACTTAGGGGAACTAATCAAATGGCAAAAAAAACACAACGTAAAAAATTAATAGAAAAACTAGATAAAGTTTTTAGTATATATATAAGACGTAGGTTTGCTAAGAATGATATTGCTGAATGCTTCACTTGTGGTAAACAAGACCATTGGAAGAAGCTACAAAACGGACATTTTCAAAGTCGTAAGCACTATTCTACTAGGTATCACGAATTAAATTGTCAAGTTCAGTGTGCTGGTTGTAATGTTTTTAGGTATGGAGAACAATATAAATTTGCTTTAAATTTAGATAACACTTATTATAGTGGCTTAGCAGAAGAACTGCATATTGAAGCAAATAAAACTGTTAAGCTAGATAATACAGATTTAGAAATGTTAATAGAAAAATACGAATTGTTAATTAAAGAACTAGATACTTAATGTATCTTTGTAGTGTATTGTTTTTGTTTTAAAATAGGCTAACCAGCCAAATTAAACCACCTGTAAAAAGGTGGTTTTTTTGTTTATAATGTGTTTATATTTTTTTTATTGAATTATTTGTTTTATATTTGCCTTAATATTAATTAAAACAATACATTATGAATTTATTTGAAAGATTAAAACCAGAGTACAAAGACAACCTAGAAACAGGTAATACTAAGCACCCAGCTTTAGTTGGATATGCAGTTGACCAATTAGAACTTTACGAATTTGTTAGAGATATGCCTTATGGTTTGGTAACAGACTTAAGGTTCTTACTAGACGTAGATAGTCCTTACGAATTATTTAAAGAGATATAATATGACTTATATAGAGGACGTAAAAAGAGCATCAAGCACAGACACAATAGACTACTTAAACGCTAGAATTGAAGCGTTAGAAAAAAGAGTAGAATTTTTAGAAGCACAAATAGAAATCAAAAACAATTAATATGAACAAAGAAAAATTAACAGAGTTATACAAATTCTATAAACTTGAAAAAGAAGATGTATTCAAGCATCAACACTATTTAATCATTACCAGAAGCGGAATTGATAAAATACAGGCGGTTGCTAAAATACAAATAAATTACGAAGTAGTAAGGTGCGAACCAAACTTTGCAGTGTTTAAAGCCATAGCACATAAAGGAGCTACAACTATTGAAACCTTTGGTAGTGCCTTAAAAGGTGATAGTTATAAAGACAGTTCAACAAATAGCTGGTTTGTTGCTGAAATGGCAGAAAAACGAGCAATGTCTAGGGCGGTGCTTAAATTAACAGGCTTTTATGAGCAAGGAGTTTTTGGCGAAGATGAAAGCGAAAGTTTTAAAAATAATAATAAATAAATAACAATTAAAAACAAGTAAAATTATGGGAGCAATTATCAACTATTCACTAAGAGTGGATAAATTACCAAAGGAGAAGTTTATCGCAGGTAAAGACGGTGCGGTTTATGTAAACCTTACAATGAGTGTAAATGACGAAACACGTTACGGAAATAACGCATCAATTATGATTAGCCAAACACAAGAAGAACGCGAAGCTAAGAAACCAAGAACTTACATTGGCAACGGTAAGGTCGTTTGGACGGATAATAAAATAACTCTTGCCGAGCGTGAAGAAGCTAAAGAAGTAGTACAAGAAGCTGAAACAAGCGACTTACCATTTTAATTTAATAGGGCGGTGTAATAACCGCCTTTTTTATTACCTTTACAAAACAATACAATAATATGACAGAAGAACAAACTACACATAATATGTTAATGGAGTTGATAGCAGAGGAATGCACTATCGACACAGCAGTAGTTATGGAATACCCGCCAACCGCATTAAGTTTAGGGGAAAAAACTATACAAGCAAAAGGTGGCGAAATAACAATGCCTATTCCAATTGGAACGTATGGAAATTTTAGTTTTGTACAAGCACCGCCAAAAAGTAAAAAGACATTTTTTGTTTCATTACTAGCTTCGGTTTATTTAAGCGGTGGGAATAACTTTGGTGGCAAAATAAAAGGATATAGGGACGGACGTTGTTTAATGCACTTTGATACAGAACAAGGTCATTGGCACGCTCAACGAGTTTTTAAACGTGTTCAAGATATGAGTAACACTAAAGAAGTAGGTTGCTATCACACATACGCATTAAGAACAATAGGCTATAAGGAACGTTTACAATTTATAGAACACTGTTTGGAACAGAACAAAGGGAAAAACGGTTTACTTATTATAGACGGAATTGCTGATTTAGTTTCAGACGTTAATAATCTTGAAGAAAGTAATTTATGCGTTCAGAAAATAATGCAACTATCAGCAAAATATGATTGCCATATAGTAACGGTAATACATAGTAATTATGGAAGCGATAAGCCAACAGGACATTTAGGTTCGTTCCTTGAAAAAAAGACAGAAACACAAATACAACTTGAAGTAAATACAGTAAATAAAGAATGGATAACAGTAAGCTGCAAACGTTCTAGGGGTTATGCTTTTGAAACGTTTAGCTTTAGTATTAATGAGTTTGGATTGCCTTTTGTAGTAGGCGAGATATATGACCCTTTAGAATACTTTGTGCCTAGAACACTAACACCAAATAAATGAAATCAATTTTAGAACTAGCATATAAAAAGCATCGTGATTGGAATAATATAGTAAAGAGTTTCGGTTGCAACCCCTCAATGAGTGAGGACGTTGTAATGGAAATGTATATCCAATTAGATGCTGATGTAAAAAAAGGTTTAGACCTTTACTATAAAGACCAGATAAATCATTACTATTGCTATAAAGTTTTAAGAGGTATTTATACAAATTTATATAAGACAAGCCTAAGACAGAAAAAGGTTTATTTAAACGAAATTAACGAGCTTAAAGAAATACAAGAAAGTGGTATTGATGAAAAAGAATGGGCAAAGCAGCGTGACCATATAGACAGTATATTAAACGAAATGTATTGGTACGATAAAAAAATATTTGAGATAGTCGCTAAGGGCGTAAGCGTTGCAGAGTTAAGTAGAAACACTAAAATAAGTTATTACTCACTTTACAATACATATACAAACGCAAAGAAACATATAAAAAACAAGTTATGATATCTAAGTTTAAACAGGATTTAAAAAATGGCAAAGAATATGAGAGCAAAGCGTTAGCACATATTCAACTAAAATATCCTAAGGCGTATATAATAGATGGTTATTGTTTAGATTGGGATATATATATTCCAGAACTCAAAATAGGCGTTGAAGTTAAAAGTGATGCACAGTATCAGAAAACAGGAAATTTTTATGTCGAGTATTTTTGTAATGGGAAACCAAGTGGAATAGCGACTACAAAGGCAGATATATATTATATTTATTTAGATAAATTGTATATTATTAAAACAAAGGTTTTAAAAGACAAATGCAGAAAATATATAAACACAAACCGAGATAAAAAAGGCGGCGACAATATGGCTAGTAAAGGAATTATTTTACCATTAAATGAATTATTATGAGATTAGGGGATTTAGTATATTACATTACTTATTACACTGGCATTCATTGGCTAGTTAAAAAAATATGGGGTGACAATTGCGGTTGCGACCAAAGGCGTGATGATTGGAATGATATAAATATAGACTTATGAGAATAGATGACCAAGAGGCGTGGATTGACTTTAAAGCAAATGTATCTACTAAGTTAACAAAAGACCAATACAGGCTTTTATGCACGTTACACGCTCGTTATTTAAATCATAGATACTATGAGCCTTGTAGCTGCA